AGTACCCTGGAAAGATAATGAGTGTGCCTGGCTTTGGTTTAAAATGTACTAATTCAGTTCCATGAAATACACCATTGCCAGGTTTCATTTTTAATTTTGTAGCTCGTGCACCTGTTCTTGGTTCATGAAATATTGGATAAGAAGTTTTATCAGAGCATTTTAAAAAATAAAATCCTGATACATGTTGATTCCAATGAATATGAGCTGAATGATGACCACCACCATTTTTAGCAAACTCTTGTACCCATAACTCACTAAACATAGTTGTATATTGCTGCATATCAAAACCACACCAATCTAAAAACTCCCAAGACTTTTGACCTACATAGTTTCTAAAATCTAAAAAGTTATTATCCATCGTAAGTGGTGTTGAATGATAACTTCTTCCAAAGTCACCATGCTTTTTAATAAATTCTTTTTCTCTTTTTTTAGCATCTTTAATATATTGATTAGATGCTTTGTTTAAGGATTTAACAAACTCTGGTTTGTCTTCAATCCATATTGGTGTTTTAAAATATTCTGTTATTTGCATTATTTAAACGGATATCCAAGATTCCACATGACTAATGAATATCGCACTCCTTTCGTTACAGGTTTAACTCTATGCCATACAAATGAAGGAAACACAATAATAGATCCTTTCGGAAGTATTTCTTTTGCTTGCCTTAAATGTTTAGCTTCTTCTCTCATATGGGGTTCATAGTTTCTAAAATCAAACTCTAATTCACCCCCTTCATATTCGGACCCATCGGTTAATTGACAAGTCATCGAAAGCTTTCTAATTTTACCATGTTCAGGACCTTGTTTTTCATATGGTTTATCCCAACCATCACAATGCCAGTCATAATACTGGTTTAATTTATATTTTGTAAATTGACAAGACTCTGATCTATCCCATTCAAAATTCCAACCTGCGGCTCTATTTGCTTGGTGAATGTATGGATGCAATTCTCTATATATCCATGGATCATTGAGCCATACTAAATCTGAATTTCTTTTTCTTTTCATATCTTTTATTTCTTCTTTAGTAAGTTCTCTATCTCCATATCCACCAGTTCTCGCCATAGTTTCTGCTTGTGATAAACCATATTTAATTATGTCATCACATAGTTTTGGTGGTATAGCTGATGTAAAATACCAATAATAATTAGATATATTCATAAGTTATTGTTTGAACAAAATTCAAACTATCTTTCTGTCTGTTGTTTAAATAATACATATTTGTTGATGGAAACATAATAAACATATTATCTTTTAATTCTATATCCCAACTTCTTCCTTTTCTTCTATTATCATCATAGAAAATTCTGACAAAACAGTTATTAGTTTTAACACCATATAGTAAAGTGTAATCTGGTGAGTTTCTTAAATCTACAGGATCAATATTAAGTAATGGTTCTGTCTGTTGATTTGGTTTGTACATATCACCCCAAGTTCTTTTATTCACAAGTTGGAAACCATATTCTAAATTTATATGCTCACGCATATACGTATTCAACATGTCCCATGTTCTTGAAAATGGAAACTCTGAATCAGTAAATGTAGATTGTAAAATATCGCCTGATAATTTATCTCGATCTATCTCAAAACCTTTAGGCATTGAAACATCACCGAAGTATAAAGCTTGCTCTGTTAAAACTTTCTTTTGCATACCACCACCAGATATATATTATGCTAAACCGTTTGTCAAATCCCAGGCTTGAGTTTCTTCATTCCAAACATACTGCCATCTATGAGTATTAGCTGTATTTTGATCTTGTTGTTCTTGAGTTAAAGCAGGTGCATCTCCGATTGGAGATTGCCATCTTGCTTCTGAAATATTTTTTACCCATGAAGCGTAAGGTTTTTTTGGCCAGAAGATTTGATCATCTTCATCCCAAGTATAACCAATACCTGCATAGTTTCCTCTAAATGCAGTTCCACCGTTTCTATGTTGTCCACCTACTGTATTGTATGAAGTTTGAATCCACATTTGTGCAGGCCAATTATTGTGTTGTTCTAAATATTGTTGACCTACTGCTTCGTCTTCCACTCCGTCAGCATTTAACATATTGTCATTATCAAGTGTTAATACTTGAATAACTTTTCCGTTTGCTCCTAGTTTTGCAAAATGTGCCATAATGTTTCTCCTTATATATTATTTTTATTTGACTGTAAATACCATATTTTTAGCTCAAATTAAAAGAAATTGATACTCTTTCTTTATTTGTCATATTGGATTCTACTGAATGTTTTAACCAAGAAGGAAATAATAGTAAATTACCTGTTTCTGGTACTACCTTATAATAAGGTGAATTTAGTGAATTAAAATTTTCAATATCATTTATATCCCAATTGCTACACATAACATCTTGTCCAGGGTTTTCAAATACTATATTTCCTGAATTTATAGGTACTTCAATATAATATACTCCTGATAAAAAAGAATGAGGATGAAAATGTAATTGATTTGAATCCTTATAATTATTAATATTTATCCAAGCATCCGTAAAATATATAGGTGTTTTTTTATTAAATTTTTTACAAAATAAATTAGCTTTTGTAAGTATTATATCGAACAATACATCAAAATCTTCTTTCTTTATTGAAGAAGAATGCCAACCGCCTAGATTACTTTTGACTACACCTTTATCTTTTTTGTGTATATTTTTACAAATATTTAAAATTAATTTATTATCTAAATTAAGTTTCTCTATAAATAAAGGAACTTCAAATAAAACCATTATTGATATCTATATCTTATAGCAACAATTCCTGATCCTCCAGCTTTACCTGGATTAGGCTGTTCATTTCCTCCACCAGATCCACCGCCACCACCAGTATTTACTGCTCCAGCAGTTGCAGTAGCATTACCACAATTAGTTCCTACACCACCTTTTCCACCTCCACCTGCACCTCCACACTGCTGTGTACCACATGCACATGCACCCATACTACTTGACCCACCAGCAAAATATCTTCCGTTAGGTGCTAAAGGTGCTGGACTTTGTCCATAACTTGGAGCTGTTGGACCAAAAAAAGCATCTGGAACATAAGCACCATTACCTCCTGCTCCAGCAGCTTGTGGAATAGACCCTACTTGACCTGCTTGAGCAGCTCCACCACCGCCACCATAAGAAAGTGGTGGTCTTGGGTCACCTCCACCTGGTTCTCCTTGAGGCGGACTAACAGGGGGTGTATTTCCTGCTCCAACAGTTAGGGAAGCATAATAATTTCCACCACCTGAACCTCCTGGTATACCTCCTGTACCAGCATTTTCTTGTCCTGCTCTTCCACCACCTGTTGATGTAATTGTAGAAAATGTAGAAGGAGATCCATTAGCAGGAGCTAAACCATTGGGTCCTGTTCCACCACTTGCACCAGCTCCAACTGTTATTGGGTAAGCTGTCGCTGTAACTGGTAAAGCTGCTGGAGCATTTAAAGGGTGTGCTGCTGGTAAAGAAGTATAAGATCTCCAACCTCCAGCTCCTGAACCACCAGACCAATCTGAATTTCCACCTCCACCACCAGCTACTACTAAATATTCTACAGTTCCTGGTCCTGCACATGAAACACAAAAAGTTCCTGGTCCTGTAAAGACATGTGTTTTATAATTACCACATGTAAGAATTGTACCCCCTGTAGCTACTATTCCTTGAAAACCAGATACTCTTGTTGTACTTTCATTTGTAGTAATCCAACCTTTTGTACCATCTACATAAACTAAAAATACTGTTTGATTAGGTGTATCTAAAGCTGGAGTTCCAGTTGCACCATTATAATTTGCTGAAGAAAGATTTACATTATTGGTTCCCCAAGTTCCTGCATAATCAGATAAGGCAACAATATCTCCAGCTGATGGTGAGGCTGGCATAGTAACTGTAATCGCTCCTGAAGCCGTATTTACAAAATAACCATTCCCTGAAACCGCTGTGAATGAAGCTGTCTTTGCAGTCGTATCCCAATCCACTGTACCTGTACGACCAAAACCTGTTTGTGTTGCACCACAACCTAATTGGATTGTGTCACCTGATTGTCCTAATGTA